AACGAGGTCAGGCCGCACAGCAGCCTGCAATACTTGACTCCGACGGAGTTCAAGCAGCAACTCCGTCAAGACCTGAAACCCGCCGTCTTCTAGGAACTACTGTCTCGGAAATCCCGAGCAGGTCAGTAACCCCCCGCCCAGCGACGACCAGCCCGCCTACTTGGCGGGCTTTTTCTTGGGCGGCGCTGGCTCCAAGGCCTCCAGCAACAGGCCACCCCTAGCGCCAATGAAATCAACGACTTAGGCCAGAATAACGAGCCACAGGTGGCCGCCCATGCCCAGCCTGCCGCTCGGAGGGGGACGGATGTCATTCGCTTGAATGCGATCCGCCGGCCGGCGCACTACGAAACTTTCGTAGCGGTCACGCGGGAATCCGCGGGAACTTCATCAGCGCCGCGACGTCGACATGACCAGCGCCTTCGTTTTTGAACCCGCAGTATTCCGCGGCGTCGCTCTCAAGCGAGAAGATGGCAACGCGGTGCTCCACCGCGCCATCGATCAAGCCGCATAGCGCCTCGTCGAAGGCTCGGCGGTACACGAGGACGCCGCCGACGCCAAGGCGATCCTTCGCTGAACGGAACTCGGCGGCCCACAGGTTCAGGTACTCGTAATCCATGGCTTGATTGTGGTTCAAGCCGCGGGGCGAACAAAGGGTCGCGTTTCAAGCGACCACCAGCCAGGAGCCATTGGGACGTCAGTTGTTGCGGGCAGACGCCCGGCTGACGCCGCGCGCTGACTCCGCATAGATCTGCGTCTGGGTGTTGCGGTTCGGCGTGCCCTGGACAACAAAGGTCTGGTTCACGGTCATGTTTCTCGCGCCCGCAAAGCTCGGGTTTGGATCGACTGACCCGTGACGTGAGCCGGTAAGCAGCCAGGAGCCGCTGCCATCCGAATAGACCTCAGGGCGGCGCTCGGCCACCTGGTAGAGGGTGTTGGGCATGGTCGGGCCGCCGATGGCCTTGCCGCCGCCAAACATGCTCCCGAAGAAGGACGCGATAGAACTGTCCCACGAGGAGCCGCTGCCTGCTGCACCTCCGGCAGTGGCGCCGACCGTGCCGAAACCTCCGAAGAGGCTGCTCAGGAAGGATCCAGCCGCGCTGCCGAAGCCACCACCGGTCGATGGGCTGCTTCCGCCAAAAATCAGCTGCGCCAGGTTCTTTGCCACGAGTCGACTGATCTCGTTGGTGACGTCGGCAGTGAACGACCGGAACGCATCTTTGGCTGACTTGGTGCCGGTGATGAAATCGCCCAGCGCGTCGCCAAAAGAGTTCTCGAACATCTCGTTGAACTGCCGGGCGAGCGGGTCTGCCGTTGCGGCGAGCCGCTCCAAGGAGCGGCGAGCCTCTTCTGCTTCCCTGATAAGCGCTTTGTTGCCACTGGTGTTCGCCAAGGCTTCTTGAGCTGCCACAACCGACTCGAGCTCTTTCACTGATTCGCGCCGGGCCTCCCCAACGGCGGCGAGCTGCCCGATTTCGTTCGTGCGGCCGGTCAAACGATTCATGGCGGCGCGCTCCTCGGCCTTGTCGACCTTGTAGACGATGTCGAGGTAGGCGTTTTGTAGCTCCGTCAACTGTTGTTGGGTCTCCAACTGCTTCCTGTACTTGTCGACATCCGCATCGTTGCCACCGGCTTGTTTGCTCAGCTTTTTCGCGGCTTCCACCTGTTGCGCGATGCGGATTGCCGCAGCGACGGCCTTGTCACCGCCCATCTCCAAGATGCTGGCACGCAGGTCGTCGTACCGGTCCTGCAGCTGCTGGACCGCCCGGGCCTCTTCCTGCGCCGCCAGGACCCCGTCCTGGCCGGCCTTGGCCATGACGTCGGCGCGCTTGGCGACCACTTCGGCAAGCTTGTTCTGGATGTCAATGCGGTCAGCATCCTTGGACTTCGGCAGCGCCTTTTCGAGCGCGGCCTTCTCCTTGTCCAGCGCCTCAAACTGCGCGGCCAGACCGGCATCGCGGATGCGCTTCTGCTCAGCGTAGTACTCCTGCAGGCTGATCAGGCCGTCGTCAAGGGTGCCCTTGACGAAGCGGTTCGCGAAATCGTAGGCGTCGCGCTCCTGCTGCGCGAACTCGCGGATGGCCTTGATCTGGCCGTCAAGCTCATTTTTGAAGCGGGCTGCGCCTGTGGTGTCCGCGCCTTTGTACGGGATCTTCGGCTTGCGCTGCGACTCGAAGCGCGCGTCGCTGAAGGACTGGCCAGATCCAGTGGATGCGGTCGCCGCCGCGCTCTTTGCGCGTTGCTCATGCAGCTTCTGAGTGAGGAAGCCTCGGTTGTCGATCTCATCAAGGTCGTTCAGCAGATCCTTGATGATCGCCTTCCCTTCCTTGGAATTCTTGGCACTGAAGAGGGCGGCCGTCACCCCGCCGACGGTCTTGCTGGCGGCTTCGAACATTCGGCTGAAGACGAGGACGGCGTCGGCTGCCACCGTTAGGGTAGTGATCGCACCCTCGGCAAATTCCTTGATGTTGTTGTTCTTCGCGAGCTTCCCGGTCTGCTCGTCGATGCCAATGGCCGCCTTCACGAACTCCGTCGCAGCGATCGTGAGGTCATTCAGCGCCGGGATGGCCTGGCTTGCAGCGGCCTGGGCATACAACTTGAGAGTCGCTGCCGACTTGGCCTGACGGTCTGCGTAGGCATCGGACAGGTCGATCTGCTCTTGCGTCAGGATCTTCTGGCGGCCACCTGCCTCCTCGAGAGCCTTGAAGACGCGCAGCTGCTCGGGGCCGGTCTTGCCGAACAGGGCCTGGGCGACGGCCACTTTCTCAGACCCGTCCGCAAATGCCCCGAGCGCCTTGCCGACCGCCTCATACTGGCCGACCGGATCGAGCGCCTTGAACTCCTTGATGTTGATGCCGATGGCCTTCAGCGCTGCGCCGGCAGCCTTCGACTCGTCATCGACACCGACAAGGTTCTTGGTCAGCTTGTTCAGCGCTCCGCCGATGTCATTGATCTCGACACCGGCCGTGGCCGCCGAGACCGCGAGCGAGGCGATGCTCTCGGCGCTGGCGCCAGTGCTCTCCTCCAGGTCCTTGAACGCGGCCGCGCCAGTCGTCAGCGCCTGGAACGCACCGGCCGCCGTGCGCGCACCGGCGCCCAGCGCCTCCAGCGCGATCTGCGCCTTGACGATGCCGGCGGCGATGTTGCGATCGAGGTTGTCGGCGAACTTCTTCGCCTGCGCCTCGCTCTTCGTCATGCCGGTGATGAAGTCGGCGGCATCCAGGCCGAGCCGGATGGTCAAATTTCCGAGGCTCACGATTGCGCTCCTTCGACCACGCCCACGGGCGCCTCCTGCGACATCCTGAACGGCACCTGGGCCATCACGGCGCCGGCCGCGTCGAGGTATCGAACTGACGTCGCGCGAAGAACATGCGCGTCGGCGATCTGCAGGTCAAACGAGTCGCCGCGCCAGCGAACGGCATGCTCGCTGAGCATGACGCCGGCGTGGTCCAGCAGCTGGACCGTCGCCACTCGGTTGAGGTCTTCGTGTTGCATATCAGCCTCCTGGCTGGAATAGGTGCCGGCCGCCAGAGCTTTGTCACGCCCCGCGCCGGCAGTTGGCGCCAATGCCGAACGCAGCCCGCCAACCATTCGAAGGACAGGCGACGCCCTGACCATCGTGACAACCTTCATAGCGCCTGCCCCGCGGCGACGCGCATGGGGGGCTCAACCGGCCCGCTGGCCACCGTGACGCCGTCGCTGTCGACCAGGCGGAAGGCCTCGATGTCGCCGTCGTGAATCGCGCGCCCGTTGTTGAGCGTGCGCTGCCGCGCCGCTTCATCTTGCCGGTCGTTCACCGACGCGCCGAGGACGGCGATCACGGTGCCGGCTCGATCCAGGAAGTGAAGCTCGACGGCATCTGAAATGCTGGGAGGATTCATTGCCCGATCCCCAAGGGAAGGTAGTCGACCGAGGTGACCAGCCCATCGTCGTCTCGGACCGGGATCATCACGAGACGAGGCGCCTCGCCCGTCGGCCCGAGCAGGACCCGCTGAATCACATTGGCGGCATCTCGCTCGACGGTCGAGCGCCAAGGCACCTTGGGGCCGGTGCACGCAGGCCCAGGCGGTCCGACTGGGCCCGGCTCGCCCGGTTCTCCCTGTGGACCGGCTTCGGGTATCGGCAGGTGCGCTACAGCGTCGGCCACCATGTCGCGGATCACTTCGAGCGGCACGGCCTCGGCAGGCGCGCCGTCCTCGCCACGCTCGCCCTTGAGCGACGCTAGCCAGGCGGCCTCACTGCCGACGAAGCCATTGGCAACTGCGATCTCATACGCGGAGAGACCGTCGAGACCGGAGCTCATGCGCCTCCCCGACCTGAGTCGCGCAGCGCGGCCCTGGTCTGCTGGGCCGCCACTCTGGAGGCGCCCAAAGCTTCCATCGCGGCCCGCAAGCTCTGGCGAACTTCAGGCGCCAGGTCATCATTCCGGAGCAGCGTGTCGAGATGCGCCATCTGGGCTGCTGCCTCGGCGTCCTTCTGCTTCTGCTCGCGCTCGATTGCGCTCTTGGTGGCCGGCTCCGTGGCGAACGGGTCCGGCTTTGCATCTCGACGGGCCAATGCAGACAAGCTGTAGTTCTGCTGCTGCGCGAGTGGGGAGTAGCCACCCGACACCGGTGCATAGTTCAGCTTTCGGCGCGCCTCGTTCGGCGACAGGATGGCGGCCTTGACGCCCTCGCCCAGCATCGTCATCTGTGCGGCCTGGTCCATCCGCAGCAGGCCGCCGATGTCGAACTCGACGCCGAAGCCAGGCTTCACGTCCAGCCCGTCATCGAGGCACGCCTCCAGCGCCTCGATGTGGACTTGCAGGCAGTCGCCCAGGTACTGGGTGTTCAGCGCCTCGACGTTGTTGTTCGTCGGCATCTGGCCGGCGCCGATTTTGTAGAGCGGCATGTTGAAGCAGCGGGCTACGTCTTCGACGGACCACTTCAGCTGCTCAATCAGCTGCGCTTCATCCGCCGGCATGGTCATGGCCTGATAGGTCAGGCCGTCGCCCGCGATGGCGACCTTGCCGAGATTCTTGCCGCCGTAGTTGTTGGACCACTCGGCTTTCAGGCGCTCGGCCGTGACCTCGTCGATCGTGTGCGGCGCCGTCAGCATGCCGCTGGGGCGGCTCATGTTCTCGAAGAAGGTCGTGCTGTTCTGCTGGATCTTCAGGCCCTGGGTCGCGCTCCAGGCGCAGGCCATGATGGGCGACACGCCCACCAGCGGATGCCACAACGTTGGGCCGCGGTCATGGATGATCTCGCTGGCAGGAACGGTGATGCCGTGCGGCTGTCGCACGAGCGCGTCACCGGCAACGCTGTAGTAGACGTCGCCCTCCGAAGTCACCATCGGAGTGACACGGCGCGGATCCAGCAAATACAGCCGGACGACTTGCCCGCGCCAATCGCGCTCCTTCAGGCTGTAGGAGTTGCCGTGCAGCAGCTTGCAGGTCAGCCAGTAGGAGATGAACTGGATTCGGTTCTGGTAGCTGTTCGGCTTCCTGAGCGGCACCCAGTTCGGCTGCTTGGCGTCGGCCGGCGACCAGGTTCCATCGACCTGTCGCTCCAAGAACTGCAGCTCGAGCTTGGCGATGTCGTTCGCGATGCGCGAGACGCAGGCGAAAACCGCGCCGAAGGAGGTCAGCGGCCCGAGCGATTCGACCTGGGAGCCGCGTTGCCATGCGCCAGCGAACGGCTCATGCACCTGGCCGATCACAGTCGAGCGCACAGGCGCCAGCGAGGTCACCGCGGACTTTAAGACAACGCTGACGAGGCCGCGCGTGAGCGAAGCTATCGCGTTACCCATGATTGCCCCGTGCGATGAGCAGCGCCAACGCGATGCAGAAGGAGCTGCCGGAAATCAAAGCCCAGCCCGGCCCGAAGACAACGTGGACGCCAGCGATCCCCATGCCGATGCCGGCCAGCAGGAGGGCCGTGATGATGAAGCTGTCCGAGCCGAAGAAGGTCCATGCAGCGCGGACGGTGAGCCGAAGGCCGAGCTGTGCGCGAAGCACGGCAACCGTCAGGGCCTGAGCTGCCGACACCAACTTGCTGGGCGGCTTGAGGTGGTCGCGTCGCATAGCGTCAGGGCTTCAGGCGAACAACCGGGCGAGCAGGTTTCGGGTCGTCCAGATAGACAACGCCCCGCGTCGGCTTCGGGCTTTCGAGGTGGACAACGCCCGGCCGAGCCTTACTGCTGCTTGCCTTGCGTCCGCCATTTCCACTCAGGCGAACAACGGTGTTCGCTTCCGGGGCTGCTGCCAACGCAGCAGCGAACGCCAGATCGCGGCCGCCATCTAGCGACTTGCCAAGCGAGGCGAAGGCGTGCAGTTCGTCCGCCAGGCGCTGAGCCTGAATGCGCGTCAACGCGACGCTGACGCACTTCGAACCTGTTCCCTCCTGCAGGCTGAGCTCGAAGCGGGAATTGACTTTCAGCAGTGCGAAATCCTTCATCGGATCTCCTTGTTTATGGGCCGGTGCGATAGATGACAGAGCGCGTTGATTGGCCAGGACGGCGGCCCTGGCGGCGGTGATTTCGCAATCGGTATTGGCTGGCAGCACGCACGCGCTGAGCTCGCGCCACCTCCACCTACGGTATCGACGGCCCGACGTGCCGCTGATGGGGGCCGACTCAAGATCGCTGAAACCGATCGACAGGCCTTGCACGAGCTTGGCCTTGACCATCGACCAGATCTCGTCGAGGCGATCCTTGAGCGTGCCGGGCTCGCTGACGCTGGCCACCTCGCAGACGACCTCAATGACAGAGTCTTTGACGTTGGCCGATGTGACCCAGCCGATTGGCTGGCCGACGTCATGCGACCACAAGAGCGGAAGAGGCAAGGAGAAAACTGCACCTCTTGGCTCGACGATGTCGCCAACGGTGTCGGTGGAATTTGTCGTCGCGACGCCGACAAAGGTTCGCTTGCCGGCGGCCTCGCCGACAGTCTTGATGGCCAAATTGCAATGCGCGCGGTTCATGGCCAGCATGAAAACAGCTATCGCGATTTCCGTCGCAGCGTTGTGCGGGTTTCGCGGGTTTTGGGGGCTTTCAAACTCGCCAAACCCGCCATCTCCACGAACCATGCTCCTTGTCATCGCGACGAACTCGAAAGCCGGCAATGGCAACTCCGGTGCAGCGCGCGAAGGCCCGGCCTAGGCCCTTGACGCCTAGCCCCGTCTCTACGCCATCCCGCTGCAGGTGCTCAATCGCCTCCCGCGCCGTGAAGCAGCGGCCATCCGGCCCGAGGCTTTCGCCGAGTATGGGCAGGATCCTCTGCATCAGCTCTGCATCGGCCTCTGCGACAGCTTTCGGTGCAGCGTTCACCGCAGCGATGGCCTCAAGCAGCCGCTCGATTCTGCCCAGGGCTGCGACGACGTCGTCCAGGTCGGTCGGTTTGCCGGCCGCCGGCCGCGGCAGTGCAGTCGCGCTCATTTCGTCCCCGCTGCCCGCTCGCCGCCGTCGTTGAGCGGCTCGGTTTTCAGGTGCGAACCTTGAAAAACCGTTTTTCTAACTTGACGGTGTGAACAAACGACTGGAAGCCCGGTCAGGGAGACGTGGGCCTCTGAGATCGGGACGCCCGCCCCGCCGGCCTGCCCGACCGCGCCCGTGGGGGCTGACGGCAGTGGCGATTGATTGCTCATGGACGTGCCGGCGCGTTTGAATCTTTGAATCTGATGAGGCGGAATCAGTCCCCAGAGGGAAAAAAATCCACGCCAGAGGGAGCCGTGGTCAGGAGCAAACGTCCTTCCGCAACGTTTGACCTCCCCCCATCCCGCGGCGCTGACGAGCCCGCGTGCCATCAGCCACCCTCCCGCTGCAGCGCGTTGTCTCTCTTCTTCGCGTGCGAGTCGTGGTGCGGTGCGCACAGGCTCTGCCAGTTGCCGCGGTCCCAGAAGAGCGCCTGGTCGCCGCGGTGCGGCACCTTGTGGTCAACGACGGTGGCTGCCACCACGCGGCCGTCGAGCTCGGCGCACATCACGCACATCGGGTGCAGCAGCAGCCACTGCTCGCGCGCCTTCTGCCACCTCCAGCCGTAACCGCGCTCTGAGGTCTTCTCCTTGCCGGAGCGCCAGGAACTGGGGTTGAGGGTCTTCAGCTGCTGTGGCAACTGCTGCAGGGTGGACTTGAGCGTCTTCAGTTTGGTCATGGCTTCCTCGGGGAAACATCGGCGTTGCTCTGGGCCCAGTACTGGGTCCGGCCGTCGAAACTCAGCGCCATTCGTCCGCGACGGCCGCTTCGGTTCTTGGCGACCTTGGCCAGCACCAGCAGGGAGCCATCGGCCTCGCTGCCCATCGGGTGCAGCAGCATGACCACATCGGCGTCCTCCTCGATGGCTCCGGACTCCTTCAGGTGATGCAGTTCGGGCTCGTTGTCCTCACTGGCGCGGTTGAGCTGGCTAAGCAGCAGCACACACAGGTTCATCTCCTTGGCCAGCACCTTGAGCCCGCGACTGATCTCCTCGATCTGGTGGTGCCGGTTGCGCTTGTCGCTCCCAGAGCTTGAGCAGAGCTGCAGATAGTCGATCACCAGCAGGGCCAGGCCGCCGCGACGCTGGATCTGTCGAGCCTTCGCGCGGATGTCCAGCAGGGTCAGCGCCGGCTGCTCATCGATGAAGACAGGAAGACGCCGGGCGCGGTCAGTGGCTTCGGAGATCCGCGACCAGTCATCGTCCTTGAAGCGGCCGGTCGCCAGGTTCCCCATGTGGATGCGGCCGAGTCGGGACGCTGCGCGGTCCGTCAGATCGCCGGCGGGCATCTCCTGGCTGAACATCAGCCCGGCGTGGCCGAACTCAGCGATGTGCAGCAGGATCTGTGTGGCCAAGCTCGTTTTGCCCACGCTGGGCCGGGCCGCCAGCACGATGACCTTGCCGGGCTTGATGCCGCCGCCCAGGGCCTCATCGAGCCTCGGGAGGCCTGTCGGTATTCCCGGCGTGGTTGTGCCGGCCTCCAGGGCCTCCCAATGCGCTGTGCGGGCAACCATCAAATCGCCGAGAGCTTGAGGCTCGCTGCTGGCCTTGAGGCGCTTCAGGCCTGCCAGCCGGGTCTGCACTTGGTCGAGCGCCTCGTCGGCCGAGACGGCGCCCTGCACCAGGTCTGCAACGCTGTCGACTGCGGCCAGGATCGAACGGCGCAGCGCCTTGTCGGCGACGATCTGGGCGTACCGCACGATGTTGGCCGCGCTGGGCACGCTCTGCGCAAGCTCGTTCAGGTACCCGAGGCCGCCGGTCGCCTCGGCTTGGCCAGCGTCGGCAAGCGCGTCGAAGACTGTGACGACGTCGGCCGGCTGGCCGGCGCCCACGAGGCGGCTGATCGCTGCGTAGATGGTCCGGTGCGGTGCGTGCCAGAAGCTGGCCGCGTCCACCAGGCCGACGATGCGCGACAGCCCGTCGTTGTCGATCAGCAGCCCACCGAGGACGGAGTACTCAGCGTGCGGGGCCCATGGTTCCCAAGCCCGGGGCTCGCCAGCCTGCAAGACGTCGTCGAAGATGGCGCTCATGCGTCCGCCCCGGTGAACAGTTCGTCGGCATCGAGCGCCGGCCGCCGTGCCGGACGCGCGCCGGTGGATTGCGCTTCGTTCTTCGGCGGCGCGAAAAGTCCCTGGTAGCCGTTGCCGATCGAATGGCCGATGACGGCGGATGGGTCATGGCCTTGATCACGGAATTCCCCGAGGCGCTTGATCTGCTGAGCCGCTGCCCGTGAGCTGATCGGCTTGCGACGCTCGGCGCGGTCCGCAACCCAGTCGACCCAGACCGCACGAGGGAGCCATTCCGGGAGTTCGATCGTGCTCGCGTCGAAGGCGGCAGCGCGCTTGCGCGCAACCTTTGACGGCTCCTGACGGTTCTCTGATGGTTTGGGTGAACTCTGGTTCACTACTTCGCGGAACCCTGGTTCACCACTTCGCGCACTGGGGTTCAGGGGTGAACTCTGGTGCAGGGGTGAACTCTGGTTCACTACTTTCTCGTCCTGCGGCTTCAACCGTTCGACCACAACCCGGTACAGGTTGGTCCTGCCCCCGCGTCCCATTGGCCCCTGGTTCTTCCGCACTTCGAGTTCGCCGCTGGCGTTCAGTGCGTCCAAGAGCTTCATCGCGTAGCGGGGCGAGGTGCGGCACTTCGCCGCCAAGGTGGCGACGCTGGGATAGGCGCGCCCCTCGTCGTCGGAGAAGTCGGCTATCGCCAGCAGCATCAGCAGTTCGGAGCCGCTGTGCGCGCTTCGATCCCAAACGACCGCCATGGTGCGGACGCTCATTGCTTGCCGCCCACACGATCGAGCCAGGCCTCAACCTCGGCCAGGTCAGCGAAGTTTTTCGTCAACGCCCAGCGGGTGGCCACGAAGAGCGGCCGGCCGTCATCGCCATCGATGACATGCAAGGCGATGCCCAGCAATGCCGCTCTTGCGCGGCAGGTCTCCAGCGCCTTTTGCAACGCTCGCGCTGTTGCGGAAGCCAGGGGCGCGTCGTTTACGTACGGCATCAGGCGGCCCTCTTCACCGCCGCGGCGGCGGTGGCGCGCATCGTGATGGCCGTGACCTGCTCGGCCTTGCCGTCGTAAGGTTTGGCGGCGCGTCGGGCCCAGAAGTCGCGTACCTCCTGCAGGCGCCAGCGAGTGCAGCGCGGCTGCTTGATGACTGGGCGCGGCGCGCGGCCAGCAGCCACCTCGGCATGCCACCAGGACTTCTTCATGCCGCCAACTGCGGCGGCCGTGTCTACGTCGACGAGCGCCACGTCGGCGAGCTGATCCGGAAGTTGGCGGGCTTTGGTGTCCATTTGCGGAGCCATCTGAGTTGCGATGGGTCGCATCGTCGACATTCGCCAGTCGGCCGCCAAAGGCCGCAATTCCTCGCGCTGCTGAGAATTAAAGAGCCTTGCGGACAGCGCGACGCTGTGCCTGCGGGTCCTCAGCGACCGGGACGCGGCACGCAATCAGAATGGCCTCGGCCAATTCAAGCGCCTTCACGCTCGTGAGGCCGGCGTCTCTCAGCCAGCCAACGACGGCCGCGAGCAAGGTGTCACGAGGCCCTTTGGCCTTGGGGCCCCGCTTGCTCTTCGTGGATGCAAGCCCTTCCGCTGCCGCGCCAGCCATGGCTTCGAGCAGCAGCAGATCCTGTCCTAACCTATCGCGCCACCCGACAAATTCCTCCAGTACGCGATGCCGGCTTGCCGCGCCGTTGATGCTGGCGCTGGCGAACGGGCCAATCTTGCGCACCATTTCCAGTGCTGCCTTTGCCCCCTTCTGAATGGCAATCAACTCGTCTTTCTGCTCGGAGACACTCGGCCACGATCGCCGCAGATGCATTGCGCTGCGGTAGTCAGCGAGACGAGGGGAGAGCCACCCCGCGAATGCGGACTGATCAAGGCCAAGCGTCTTGAATACGGATGCCAGGTCGGGCACCGTTTCATCGACCCAATGCGACGGGTCTGGGCGCTGCTTGGGCCTCATAGTTGCCCCGTCCCAACTTCAATCTTGGCCACGCCTCCCGGCGTTGCCTGGGTCTTGGTGGACTTGGTTGGCATAGATGCGCAGGCCTTCAGCGGCCATTTGCAATGAACTCGATCGCCGTGCGATCACCCTTGGACAGATTGCAGGGCGCGCATGCAGCGACCAGGTTCAACGCATTGTCCGAACCGCCCAGCGCCCGGGGCAGCTGGTGCTCGATGTGGAAGGCCTCGATCCGCAGTGGCGTGCCGCAGTAGTGACAGCACCCGCCGGAGCGCAGGAACACCTCGCGCCGACGTCGCGAAACCGGCCGAGGCGGTGGATCTGCGGCCACGACGGACAGCTCGGCGTCCGACCACAGCCGCGGCTGGACCCATTGCGGCTCATCATTTGCGGCGTTGGTCGCGCGCAGCACTCGCCGTGCACCGGCCAAGGCCTCGCCCTTCGATTCAGCGATGGCCAATACCCGGCCGGCACGGGCCTGGATCACCAGGAAGCGAACCGAGTGCAGGCCGTTGCTGATGGTCGGCTGCGTCGCCAGTTCGAACTCGCCGTCACCGAAGATGCCGCCCATGATCGGGCGGCGGAGCATGGATTCAGCACTCATGAGGCCGCCCTCCGACCGGAGCCCGCATCACCGCGGCGCAAACGGGTGAGCAGCTCGTCGACTTCCGCATCACACGCTTTTCTGGCCGCAGTACCTAGCTTGGGCAATCCCTCGTTTCCCGAAGAGCTATTCCACATTGCGCGCAACTCTGACATCGACTGCTGACGACGCACGCCTTCAGTCGGCTTTTGGCGGTCATTGCCGTCTTTCGTCGCCTTGCAGGGAAGATCTCCGTAGGTCTCGCGGTACCTCGCATTTTCGGAACTGGTTCTTGCAAGTGTCTCCAACAAGAACTCGACCGTCTCTTCGACTGTACTGGTCGGTTCACTGCAGATTTTTTGCGCCATACGCCGCGCGATCGAAGACCCTGCTTTAGCCATGGGACACCTCCCCCTTGGCGACGAAGTCGACGTCGCTATTGCCAACGAGGTCAGCGACCTCACCGATCTCGTCCACAAGCTCAGTGAGCAAGTACTTGAGGCCCACCATTTCCTCGTCGGCTTCGTCGAACTTGTCGGCTTGTTGTAGCAGGGCTCTGGCCGCTGCCGCGCGAAATTTCAGGCTGTAAAGAGTGTGTGCGGTGCCAGCCGCAAAGTCGGAATAGCTCGCGGGGATATGCTTCTCGGTAGCCATGGTGCACGGTCCTTTCTCGGGTGTGTGCGTTGTGGTCAGGCCGGCCCGGAAGGTGAGATTTCCAGGTTCGGCCGCCTACATGCCACTGAACCGCAGTGGCCACGGTGCCCAGCAGCCGGCCGGGTCACGGTCAACCCTCAGGCCGCCTCGAACTCCACGACGTTGGCGCCGGCCTTTAGACGGTCGAGATAGTCGGCCCAAGCCTGCATCATGGCCCTGCGCTGCTCGACAAACTGGGTTCTGTTGTAGGCACGGCCAAGAGCGTCCGGAACCGAGTGCGCAAGCTGTGCCTCGACGACCTCCGGCGCCACGCCCAGGCGCTCAGCGAGCATGGTGCGGGCCATCGCGCGGAAGCCGTGCGCCGTCATCTCGTCGTTTCCGTACCCCAGGCGCCGAAGGGCACTGCGCACGGTGTTCTCGCTCATCGCACGCTCGCCCGAGGTCAGTGACGGGAACAGGAAGCGTCCCGCGCCAGTCAGCGGCTGCAGCTCGCGCAGGAGCGCGACAGTCTGAGTGGCCAGAGGCACGATGTGCGGCAGGCCGGTCGCCTTGTCCGCCTTCTTGCGCTTCATCAGCTCGCTGGGGATGGTGAGGCTGGCGGTCTCCCAGTCGATCCAGCCCCACTGCAGGTGGCGCAGTTCACCAGGGCGCAGAAACAGCAGGGGCGACAACAGCAGCGCGGAGCGCGTCACCGGGTGTCCGTGATAGCCCTCCATGGCGAGCAGCAGCTTGGCGACGTCGGAAGGGTTCGTCAGGGCGGCCAGATGACGCGCGGGCACCGGCGGAAGGGCGTCGCGCAGGTCGACGACTGGGTTTCGCTCGCAAAGGCCCGTCGCCACGCCGTACCGGAAGACCTGGCCGCAGGCGTCCTTCAGGCGATGCGCGGTCTCAATGGCGCCGCGCTTCACCACCCGCTGAGCGCAGGCCAGCACGTCCGCGGCGCGCAGCTCAGCGATGCGACGCCCGCCAATCCAGGGGAAGGCGTCCTGCTCCAGGCGCGTCAGCGTGCGGGCCGCATGCCCCTCGCTGACCTTGGCGCTGTGGACTGTGTTCCACCACTCCCGGGCGACAGCCTCGAACGTGCCCGGCAGCGGCTTGCCGGCTTCCTGCAGCTGCGCGACCTCCTGCGCTTGGACCTGCACCGCCTTCTCGGCCTTGCGCGCCTCGCTGGGGTCGATGCCGTCGGCGATCAGGCGCTTGGCGTCATCACGCCGCTGCCGTGCGGCAGCCAGGCCGACCTCGGGAAAGACCCCCAAGCTGAGGCGATTTTCTCGCGTGGCCATCCAGTAACGCAGGCGCCACCAGCCGACGCCGTCCGGCCGGGCGATCAGAAGTAAGCCGCCCCCGTCATTGATCGTCGACGCCTTGCCAGTTGCCTCAGCCGTCTTAATGGCGGCCCGTACTGCCTTGTCGCTCAGAATATTCGTCGCTGCCAT